AGAACACTATGCATATCCCGATACCGTATGTGGTGTTATCTATGATGCAAAGTATAAAACAAACTGGAAAGGTAATCTAGTTCCTGCATTAAACCAATGTCAGTTTAGTTGGTTTTGTGATGGTAAGTCAGACCTCCCAGTGGACAGTACAACTTGGTTATCCTCTATGCACATTGCAAGAGATGTGATACAATCTAAGTATGGAGACATTACAGAAGGTTCAACTCACTATCACGCAACATGGATGCATCCTTACTGGGCAGACTCATTGAATGAGACTGTACTTATTAACGAACATATATTTTACAAATAATTATGAATTTATTTTACTTACATAAAGACCCAATCCAATCTGCAGAAATGCATTGCGACAAACATGTTGTCAAGATGATTATCGAGTATGCACAAATGTTGTCCACTGCACACCGTATGTTGGATGGTAAACAGTACACTGATGCATCTAGTGGTCGTAGGATTCAGAGATGGAGACTAGACAACTCAAACATGGATGGTGTTCTATACAAGGCATCTCATATCAACCACCCTTCTACACGTTGGGTCAGAGAGAATGCAATCCAGTATCAGTATGCATACGATATGTTTACTGCACTATGTGACGAATACACTTATCGTTATGGTCGTGTACATATGACTGATGATAAACTTAGAGACTTACTCAATGAAATACCAAACAACATTACACTAGGTTCTTATTCAGAACCACCCCAGTGTATGCCTGATGATGTAAAAGTTCTCGGAGACTCTATCTCTGCATACCATAAATACTATGCAAACTACAAGAAAGATTTTGCAAAATGGACTGATAGACCAGTCCCTAGTTTTATGAGTATATAATGCCAGCATACGATTTTTTAAATAATGATACAGGTGAGATTGAAGAACATATAATGTCTTACACTAAGTTAGACCAATTCAAAGAAGACAACCCACACCTTAAACAACAGATACTTGGAGCTCCAATGACCGTACATGGCCATGGAGACCGAGTTAAAGTAGATGGTGGATTCAATGATGTGTTGCAGAAGATTGGTTCTAATCATATAGACTCTCCACTAGGAGAAAGGTATCATAGAAAATCTGCAAAAGAAGTTAAGACAAGAGATACTATCAAAAAACATGTTGACTTACAGAACATTAAGTAGTATACTAAGACATGGATAATTTAATAGAACTACACGACTTAGAAAACTTACAGGAATCTATGACTCGTGTTCAAGAAAATGGTAAGAGATTTTACCAAACGCCTGAAGGTCAGAAATACCCAAGTGTTACAACAGTAACAGGACTACTTACTAGAGACCACATTAAATTGTGGAGAGAACGAGTAGGAGAAAAGGAAGCAAATAGAATATCTACTGGTGCAGCCAGAAGAGGAACTAGAATGCATTCTCTTTTTGAACAGTATCTAAGACAAGAAGAAGAATTGGTATTTGATAATATCATGGAGAGTTCTATGTTCAATGCAGTACAACCTGTATTGGATGAAATATTACCCATTGCACTAGAGGCAGGGATGTGGAGTGATTCATTACAGATGGCAGGACAAGTAGATTGTGTTGGTGTTTGGGACGATAAACTCTGCATCATTGACTTTAAGACAAGTGCAAAGTATAAAGAAGAATATATGGCAGACCCATGGTTCCATCAAATGACTGCATACGCAATCATGGTTGAGGAACTTACTGGAGAAGTCGTTGATGATATAGTTGCAGTTGTAGCTGTTGATGGTGGGGGTGTTCAAATATTTGAGGCAGACCCTTTAGATTATGTTGAAAAGTTATATGACTTAAGACAAAGATATGCAAATTTACACGGAGTATAAAAATGGCAGAAACAAGAGAATTTAATTTAGAAGGAGATTTCAATTGGAATAAGATAATCTCTAAAGGTGACGAGTGGGTAGAATCCCAAGCATACGATAGTGCATATGACACACTGTTAGAGTATCTATCAATCGATAGTGAAGAAGATGTAACAGAAGAAGTCTTAGATAAGGCAGACATTCTCATAGATTACCTAACAACTGATTATGCAGAAGGTGGTCTTGGTGTTCATGACACTAGTCCAACTTACTATGCATACTATAGTATAGTTAGAGATTGGAGAGACAACTTAGAGAGTGGATTTTAAGATGATTGAAGTAGGAAAAGAATATCATATCTATCCAAAGTTTAAAAAGTCTTACACTGAACGTGAAGTGTTTAAGAACAATGACAACGAAGATAGAGTAGTCATAGAAGCACTATGGAGAAGTGGTGCATATATCGTTAAGATTACTAACGAGGAAGAGAAGGAAATGTTGGAAGCATATCTTTCAGAAGATGCAACTGGTGACATGGAGCCATGTGAGTTCGAAGAGAATGAATTTTTAGAATCATTTGACGAGTGTGGACGTGACTATTATATCCACCTTGCAGAAGGTAGTGATGCAGACGAAGACGAAATGCAAGAACTACTTGAAGAAGAAGGACATGATTGGTTTTGGGAAAACAACTATGACTCATGGGATTGCGAACACTTCTTTGGACTGCCTTTAATTGCAGACGAAGTAGACCCCGACAACAGATACAACACAAGGTTTTAATATGATATCAAGAAAAGAATTTACTGAAAAAGTAGAACGTCTACTATCCCGTGGAAAGGGTGTTGACGTAATGGGTGCAATCGTTAGAGTTTGTGAAGAAAATAATTTAGAACCCGAAAGTGCTAAGAGACTTTTAACACCACCTCTTAAAGAGAAGTTAGAAGCAGAGGCACAAGGACTTAACCTAATCAATCGTGGTAGGACTAGTCAAGGGACAATCACACGATTTTATGAGGAGAAGTGAAAATGGAAATTAATGATATAGTATCAGTGGTTGCTACGAGTGGAGAATATGTCGGTAAATACAAAGGTATCGAAGAAGGAAATCTATCAATAGAAGACCCAAGAATGATTATTAGAAATCCCGAGAGTGGGGAGATGGGTTTTGCAAGAGGTATTGCAGTAACTGGTCAAGAGAATCCAACGTCAGTTGTATTTAATAACTATGTGTTTTGTGTGCCATGTAATGACAGTATAGTAAAGGCCTTTACAGAAGCAACATCTAAAATAGTAACACCACCAAAGTCTAGTATCATAACTTAATGACGAGTAGAGAAGGATATGACGCTTACACATTATACCTTGGGATAAAGTTACACTTCTATTCCAAGGATTATGATTTCATTAAGTATAATGGAAAAGTAAAATCAGACATCAACTCCTTCTTAAAACGAAAAGACAAATACCATTTTGGTAAGTTATTTAAAACTTACAAACAAGACTTGCAAGATTTTTATATTGCAAACTTAAGTCTTAAAGATAGTTGGGCTGGAGACCTATTAGATAATGAATGTGAACGAATTTATAAAGAGTGGAAAAAACGACAACAAAAATTGTCATATATGTATGAAACAGAACTCTCTGATATCCTACTTAAAAGAAACATTCAAAAGGTTCTTCAAGTAAAGAACGGACAACACCCTATACTATTAAAAGAATACATGGCAAAAAATGTTTCCTTAGAGACACTTTGCATAATGGATTCTATTATCGGATTTAGTTCCGACTGGGACAGACTCATATCAGAGAAGGTAGTCTATCCCGAAATACACATCAAGATTCAGAAGTACAAATCATTCATAGACTTTGACTTCAAAAGATACAAAAATAAAACAATAGAGTTATGTCAGGCGACATAAATAAAAGGTTCAATTATAATTAAAAACCACTTGACAGATTGGTGGTCAATAGTTATAATAGATAAGTGGACTTTAGGTAACTAAAGTCTTAATACAATGCGATACAATGTTATACAATAGGAGAATACAATGTCATCATTAGATAAACTAAGAGCAGCCATGGAAACTGCTTCACCTACAGAAGGTGCAAAAAAATCCTACGCAGATGAAAGGTACTGGAAACCTGAACTAGATAAAACTGGAAACGGTTTTGCTGTAGTAAGATTCTTACCAACACCCCAAAACGAAGAAATGCCTTGGGTCAGTTATTTTGACCACGGTTTTCAAGGGCCTGGTGGTTGGTATATTGAGAAGTCTTTAACGACTCTTAATAAAAAAGACCCAGTGTCAGAGTACAATACCCAGTTATGGAATACAGGTATTGAGGCAAATAAAGAGATTGCTAGAAAACAGAAGAGAAGACTTCATTATGTTTCTAACGTCTTAGTTGTTTCAGACCCTAAGAATCCCGATAACGAAGGTAAAGTATTCTTGTATAAATTTGGAAAGAAAATCTTTGAACAACTCAAAGAGGCTATCTCTCCTGCATTTGAGGATGAACAGGCAATTAACCCTTTTGATTTAAGGGAAGGTGCTAACTTCAAAATCAAAATTAGAAAAGTGGACGGTTACTGGAACTATGATAAATCAGAGTTCGATTCAACTGCACCATTATTCGAAGACGAGGATAAGTTGAACGAAACATTTAGTTCTGCTCATTCTCTAACGGATATTATTGCGCCAGATGAGTTCAAAACTTATGATGAACTCAAAGAGAAACTCGATAGAGTTTTAGGATTAACTGGTTCAGTATCCACATCAACTGCAGAGTCAGTTGCAGAAGACTTGGAAGAAGTGCCATGGTCTAATGTCAACACTGAATCTGTTGCAGATGAACCTGTAATCTCATCAGCAGAATCAACTTCAAGTAGTTCCGAAGATGATGAAGCGATGGATTACTTCAAAAAACTTGCTTCCGAGTAAGTTTTTTAAATGGGGTTGTTGACATATCATTATGTGTCCTTGAATAGTCAACAACGAACTGGTGACGAAGGTATGGGGTCAACCAGTAAGGGAAAGATACATGGGGTCAAAGCGGATGTATCGGTTAAGAGCGGGAATGCTGTAAAGTGAAGGGGCGACTTAACATCTAATTTAAAGAGAGAAATATGCCAGAAGTAAAACCAAGAGTAGATAGAAAAAGTAATAATACAGAACCATTTGATAGAATGTTAAGACGTTTTAAAAAGATGTGTGATAATGCAGGTATTGTACAAGAGGTTAGAGATAGAAAGTATCACGAGAAACCTAACGATACTAAGAATCAGAAGAACCAAGATTTAAAGAGAAGGAAAAAGTTAAACAAGAAGAGAATGCAATCTGCTTCTTTTAGAAAAATAAGATAATGAGTAATTGGCATGGGGGAAAAGGTTCCAAGAGAAGGAACTCAAACGAAGAAGCCTATGCAGATAACTGGGAGAAAATCTTTGGTAAAAAGAAACCCGAACTCAAAGTAAGAAAAGAGACACCAAGTCATGGTGCATCACAAGTCCATTCGGACAAAACAAAATACAATCGAAAGAAAATTAAGAGTACTTAACTTCTACTAGTCTCGCAGTATCATCAGGATTTCTGAAACTATGTCTACCAGTTGTATATGTTTTATTGTTGTTATTCACAACACTAGTATTAATTGAATCTACACCATTACTACCTTGTGAAGAATTTGGTGTCATTCCAATATTTGAAGCATTCTTAAGAACAATTTCTGTAGGTGTTCCATCATTCATAACACCCTTATACTTTTTAAGTGCAGACAACACCATCTTTTCTTTTTCTTCTGTAGAAGCATTTGAACTATCAATCATTGCTAATTCTTGTGTTAGGGTTTGAGCTCCATTATCGAATGTTGCAAGTTTATCTCCTGCTCTTCCACCAATCATTGCCCCACCAATACCAGTAAGTAAACTAGCAGCGAGAATACCCCAACCAACAGGATTTGAACCCAGTACAACTGCGGCTGCGGCTGGTGCGGCTGCACCTAATAGACCACCTGCCCAACTACCAATACCACGTCCAACACTTCCTCTTTTGTTTGCAGATTCAGCATCTTCAACCATCTTTAAATTATCGCCAGATAATAGTCCATCTTTCTCTAACCCGTCTATACCTTTACCATATTGGTTTTGGTCATATGCATCAAAACCATAATCTATTCCAGCACCTGCGATTGGTAGTTTTGCAAAGGCACCTCTTGTAAATGATTTACTTAGTGCCATTTGTGAATTGGCCCTCTTCATAAGGTCTTGTCCTTGTTTAGAATCTATAAACATATCCAACTGGTTTGGATTTATGTTTAACATCTTATTCAAATACTCGGGATTATTTTTAAAGATATATCCCATCTTTTGAGACCACTTCTTGTAGAAATTAGTTCTTTTGTCTAATGTCCCATCATTGTTAAATAACCTATCAACTTTCTTTGCATCACTAGCATCAAAGTTATCTAGTTCTGATGTGAACGAACCTCGCATACCATATGACTCTGCACCTTCTGTTACTACCTCATCAGGTCTAACCAGTGGTATGGAATTTCTATAACTATCCATTGACCTACCAAGGGCTGCACCTGCTTCCATACCAACACCAACACCAGCATTAGAAACTGCTTCATTTGGGTTGACGGGGTCAATTGGAGGACTCTTTAGCGGAGTAGGAGTGTCTTCATCATTAAAAAGCATTGGGATACCGATGGCGGCCGCAAGAGTTCCTAGTATACTAGCTACAGCTCCAACTCTTCCACCTTTTGGAAGCTTCAGATTTTTTAACATGCTTCCTTTGGGTTTTCCACCCCTAGTACCTTTACCATCTCTAAATGCTTCAAAAGAGGATTGTAATCCTTTTGCTCCCAAGTAACCTGCAGCTGGAGCTCCAACTGATGCTATAAGTTGAGCAAATCTACCAGTTAGTAACGTAGCTCCAAATTTATTATTTTCGTCTCCACCTTTTAGATTATTAAGACCACCGCCAATTACCAATGCTCTTAATAGTTTATTAGTTGTCTGAACACCCTCGTTGACTTCTTCAGTTTCTTTTAGTTCTTTCTTTGCGATTTTTATTGCAGGGTCTACTTCTTGACTATCTCCAGCAATTGAGGCTAAAATACCGTCACTTTCTCCACCTGTAGAAAAGGCACTAGCGATACTGCCAGACAAGTCTTTGTTTCCAAATATCTTACCTACTGCATCTATTTTATCTACAACTGTATCTAAGTTTCCTAGTAAATCAAATCCAGTTAGTTCTTTGAGACCTTGACCGAACATAGTAAACTTAGTGTCTTGTTCAGCAAGTTCTTTAGATTGTTTCTCAACAGATTCATTAAGTTTATCTAAAGCAGACTTAGACTTATCTACTAAGTCTTTTTGCATTTCTAACTCTTCTCTTTTAGTATCAAAGATTTCTGTTTCAAACTTTAAGAGTTCTGCAGATTGTGTTTTCTTTTCTTCTGCAAGTTCCTTTTGTCTATTCTCGTCTCCTAACCCTTCTGCACGAACACGGTCTAATTCTAGTTTTTGTATATTATCTCTAAATTTCTGAATCTTTTTACGATTCTTCATTTCCGTTTCTGCAATCTCTTGTTCTAACTTGATTGCTTTTGCTTGGTTGAGTCCGAAAGTATCTTGTGCATATTTGAGTTGGTCTAAGAATCCACTTGTACCACTTATTTTATCTAAACCTTCTGCAAGTTTTTTGTAAGTCTTAGAGGTTTTATCTGCATTGTCAGAAGTTGCTTTGACTATGTTACTAGTATACTTCTGTAACTCATTGGCATTTGCGGCTGCTTTAAACGAACCCTTAGTAGTCTTTCTTAAGTCAGCAATAGTTTTTGCTAGAGGTGTGTTAACCTCTTGTAAGTTTGCGACAACATTCTTAAACTTCTTACCAAACTCTTCTGTAGTCTTGGTTATCTCTTCTTGTTTTTGTTGTCTAAGTATTTGTATACTTTCGTCTGCCATGTCTTATTGTGTCCTTATTTTTTACTAAATGCTTGAGCACCAAAGAAAGCTGCAACGATACCAGCGACAGCAATAAAGTATACTCCTGCCATATCTCCTAGTATATCACCAGCCTTTTCATAACCAGCAAAGTTAGTT